GTTCATGCCGCACGGCACGGTGGCAGACATTGCTCGGTCGACTCGGTAGTTGTTCATTAAAGCTCCTGTCAGAACAAAGCCATGCCCATCCAGAGCGTGGCGAACATGAGGATGAAGACCGCGAGGGCCTCCGCGTAGAGCAGTGCCGTCTTGATGCGACGGCGGGTCTTGAAGGACATCACGTGAAAGCTCCTCAGTAGTTGTACCAGATGCTGGTACGGATCAAGACCTTGCGCCCCTTGCGGCGCAAGACGCGGGCGCTGTGGGTAGCGCACCCGCAGCCGTCGTACTCGTGTTGACAGCGCGACCCCGACAACGTCGAGACCAGCGCACGTGTCGCTTCGTCTCGCTCTTTGCGGGACAGCCTCGGGCCGAGCGTGGCCCACATCAGGGACACGTCGCCCGTGTCGTAGTCGATGCGCCCCTCGACCACACGCGGAGGTGTGAGGCGCACGTTGAAGTCGCGCCCCCATGTGTCGAGGTGTCCCCACCCTGCGCGGTAGCGGTGGGTCAGACGGGCAGCGACAGTGGTTTGGATCATGTGAAAGCTCCTAGTGGTGGTAACTGTGACAGAGTGTCACAGCAGCAGCATGGCAGCGGACGCGAGCCCGCTGATGATGAGCGCCGCGATGGCGGCGAAGTCGTCTTGGTTCATGGGGGTTTTGAAGCCTTGAAGTGTGGCGGAACAGGGCGACCCCACAGCGTAGAGTCACGCTGCCCTCGGAAGAAATTGCCGGGACACGATGTCCCGGCAACCGCTGTGTCCAATATCAAGCCGCACGCGCCTCGGCGATAGCCGTGGCGAGAAGCCGCGAGGCTTCTTCGTACTCACCACAAGCCTTGACCAGCTTAGCGGCAATCTTCGCGATGTGATCGGGCACCTCGATGGGTTCCTTTTCTTCCTTTTTCTTCTGAGACTGCCCGATCAGGGCTTTGATCCAGCGCTCGTGGGCCTTTTTAGCGGCCGCGCCGGCCTTGTCTTCCGGCCAGCAGAGCGCGCCGGCCGTCGCGCCACGGGTGCCGACCGTGAGGACCACGCCTTTGGCGGCGGCAAAGCCTCTCAGCGTCTTTGCCTTGACATCGGCAAAGGCGGCACCGCGCAACTCGCGGCGAGCCGCGAGCAGGCGCATGGCCTGCTCGGAACCATCGTTCACCATCACGGTGAACGACACGGCATCGTCCCATTTCATGGTCGCGACGGCCGCGACGGAAGCGTGGGCGAGAGTGGTAGTGAATTGCGTCATGAGAGCACCTATGCAAGGTTGTCGGGACATGTTGTCCCGGTTAGTGGGCATCGACAGCCCCTGCTGCCGACATCTAAAGCTTAGCATGACCTCGTTTTGCCCCTAGATTCGCCCCCAAAACCCAGCCCTGCCAACCCCACCCACCGGGGAGGCCCCGTGTGCAGCGATGACGTGGCGGCGTGGCGCAGACAGTGTTTCACAACCACGCTCCCCTATTTTGTAAAATTTGCCCTGTTGTTTTGTCCAAAGTCAAGCCGCAGCCACACGCAGCCGCACGTGCACACACCCCACCCCCTATTTTGTAAAATTTGCCCTGTTGTTTTGTCCAATGTCAAATTCTCACACGCAAGCATAAAAAAAGCCCCCGGCGTGCGGGGGCTAAGCTTCAGGAGAGAGGAGACAGGCCATGCGCATTGCGCAGCGGCCCAGTCCGAGTGTACATTACCGTGCAACAGCAAGCAAACGCCTTTGGCGCACACCTATGTTTGAAGAACTCATGCGGTTTGAGCCGGAGCCGGCGCATATCCACGACGCTCTGCCGGTAACCGACGCGTCCGCGAAAGACCTTCTGGGCGCTCAAATCACGACTGCACAGTGGTTAGACGAGTTAGGGGTGCCGTCCGACGTAGAAATAGACATCAAACGGCAAACCAAGGCAGCATGCGAAGCGTTTGCGGTACTCACAGGGCTCGATGCAGTACCGGAGCCCACAAAAAAGCAAAAAGAAGCGAAAGAAGAGAAGAAAAAGGAAGCGCTATTAGCCGTTCGTACGCCTATGGCGGTGCAGCAGCTTACGGCAATGCTTGGAGACTACGAATGGGAGTTCGTAAATCAAGCTAAAGAGCTAAGAAGCTACACTGTTGCCAAGATTCTTGAGGAAACAACACACCCTGACGCCAGAATTCGACTGCGCGCCCTGCAAATGCTCGGAAATGTGACCGAAGTTGGGCTGTTCACAGAGCGAATTGAGGTAACTAAGAAGGACGCCACTGAAGCTGAAATTGAAGCACGCCTGCGCGAGCGTCTTAGCAGGTACGCAATCGACATCACACCCACCACGGCGCCAACAAAAGAGGCTGTACTCGCGTATACGCCTGCTCAAGCCGAAGAAACTGTCGATATTGACGCAGAAATAGGCACAGTTGCGGAGCGTAAAGTTGATTGAAGCGCTTTCTCAGGAAGAAATCAGCAAACTGCTGGCCAATTTGGACAAAATGTCCTTAGCGGAAAAGCAGGAAGTGCTGGATTCGCTGGACGCGCTAGAACACAAGCGCAAAATACGCGAATGCCGTGAAGATTTCTTGACTTTTTGCCGTTACGTCTACACAGACTGGAAGGAAGGACCGCATCACCGCTTCCTGAAGCCCATACTGCACGAGGTCAAAGACGGCACAGAGCACCGTTTGACGGTGTCAATGCCACCGCGCTTTGGCAAGTCAGAAACAATTGCCTATCTGTTCGTGGCTTGGTACTTAGGGCACTTCCCCCAGCATCACATCATGATGGTGACGCACACGGCTGCGCTTTCTGCAGACTTTGGACGTAAAGTCCGCAACTTGATCGGAAAGCCAGAGTACAAGGAGATATTCCCAGACACTGTCGTGTCTGCGGACAAGTCAGCATCAGATAACTGGACAACAAGCAAAGAAGGTAAGTATCTCGGGCTGGGTATTGGCGGCAATGTGGCGGGCCACGGCGCCCACCTTCTGATCGCAGACGACTTGGTGTCAGAGCAAGCTGTTCTGGCAAACCCCGACCATGCGTTCGAGGTGGCGTGGAACTACATGCAGGTGGGCCCGCTGCAGCGACTGATGCCCGGGGGCCGCATCATCATGATCGGCACGCGCTGGGGCAAACGCGACCCCATCGGGCGGGCGCTCAGATGGGCTGAGGACAACCCCGAAGCCGATCCATGGCACGAGGTGCGCTTCCCGGCGATCCTTCCCTCAGGGCGCTCGCTGTGGCCTGAGCAGTGGCCTGTGGAGCAGCTGCTGGCAAAGAAGGCGGGCATGCAGCCGCACTACTGGGCGGCGCAGTTCATGCAGGAGCCCACGTCCGAAGAAGCGGCGCTGCTCAAACGCGAGCACTGGCGCATCTGGCCCAAGGACGACCCCCCGCCCGTAGAATGGGTACTGCAGACGTGGGACACCGCGCACGACACCAAGTCCATGAACGACTACAGCGCCTGCACCACATGGGGCGTGTGGTTCAATGACGAGACAGGCCGGCAGGAACTCATCCTGCTTGACGCCGTCCGGGGCCGATGGGAGTTTCCGCAGCTGAAAGCCAAAGCGATGGAACTGTACAGGGACTGGTCACCTGAGTGCGTGCTCATCGAGAAGAAAGCCGCCGGGGCACCACTGATCCAAGAACTGCGGCAGATGGACATCGCCATTGAGGAGTACAGCCCCTCCCGAGGCACGCGCCTTGTCTCCAACGACAAACGCGCGCGTACCCACGCTGTTGCGCCGATACTACAGGATGGCGTCGTTTGGGCCCCAGATCGCCTATGGGCGCACGAAGTGATCAACGAATGTGCCGAGTTTCCTAACGGAGAGCACGACGACCGTGTAGACTGCGTCGTGATGGCACTCAACCGTTACCGGCTTGGCGGCTTTATCACGCTCAGCGATGACGCCAAGGACGAACCACACTGGGCGCGTCGTTCGCGTCGAGCCGCTTACTACTGAGGACATCACACGCTATGGAAAAGAGCATCTACGCTGCGCCGGTCGGACTCGACGCCCTTGCTGCCGAAGACATGGACGCGCCGCTGGAGATCGAGATCGTTGACCCCGAAGAGGTCACTATCCGCGCTGACGGCATGGAGATCGTGATTGGTGCGGACGACGCGGAGAACATCCCGTTTGACGCTAACCTCGTGGACTACCT